CTCCAATCTGGTTCTATGAAAATATATTGATTTGATGCTTTTATTAAGTCCAATTCTGATTAAAATACAGACCAAGCAGAAATGCAAGACTTTTTTGGAGATGATTTTCATGACGGATATGAAATTGCGTAAGCTGGTCCTCGCGGCGCTGTTCGCCGCCCTCTGCACCGTGATGACGATGGTCGTTCAGGTGCCCTCGCCCATGCAGGGCTACGTCAACCTCGGCGACTGCGCCGTGCTGCTCTCGGCGTGGGTGCTGGGGCCGTGGTACGGCGGCGCGGCGGCGGGCCTCGGCTCGATGCTCGCCGACCTGCTGAGCTATCCGCACTATGCCCCCGGCACGCTCGTCATCAAGTTCACGATGGCGGTCGCCGCGGCGTATATTTTTGAGGCCATGCGCGAGCGCAGCGGCAAGCTGGCGGCGCAGCTCATCGGCGGCGCGGCGGCGGAGATCATCATGGTCCTCGGCTACTTCGGCTATGCGAGCCTGTGGCTCGGCAAGGGTCTGGCCGCGGCGGCGTCCATTCCCGGCAACCTTGTGCAGGGCGTGTTCGGCATTGCCGCCGGCATCGCGGTCTACGCGGTGCTCGACCGCAGCCACGTTCTCGCCCGCGCCTGATTTTGGATTGCATTGCGCCCTTGTTCATGGTATCCTGTTGAGGAAACATAAATCCCCTTGCAGGAGGTCCGCCATGAAGATCAAGGTCGTGGATATGCCCTACGAGCAGGCGCTTGCGCAGCCGAGAGAAAAGCACACGCCGCCGCGCCGTCCGTCCATGCTGTTCCGCGCGCTCCTGCGCGCGCTGTCCGCGCCTGACCTGCGCGCGACGCATTTTCGCTGTGACCGCGTGGGCATGGAGCGGCTCGGCCCTGACGAGCCCTGTCTCGTTCTGATGAATCACTCCTGCTTTCTGGACCTGAAGATCGCTGCGGCGGTGCTCTATCCGCGCCCCTTCAACATCGTCTGCACGTCGGACGGCTTTGTGGGCAAGGCGGGACTGATGCGCGCACTCGGCTGCATTCCCACGCGGAAGTTTCAGCCGGACACCGCGCTCGTGCGCGATATGCTCTACGCGGTGAAGAAGCTCAAAAGCTCCATCCTCCTCTATCCCGAGGCGAGCTACAGCTTCGACGGCACGGCCACGCCGCTGCCGGAGAGCCTCGGCAAGTGTGTCAAGGCGCTCGGCGTGCCGGTCGTGCTGCTGCGTACCTGCGGCGCGTTCGCGCGCGACCCGCTCTACAACGGACTGCAGAACCGCAGGGTCAATGTCTCCGCGGAACTGCGCTATCTGCTCTCGCCCGAGGAGGCCGCGGAAAAGAGCGTGGACGAGATCAACGCGCTGCTCGCGGATGAATTTTCCTTTGATAACTTCCGCTGGCAGCAGGAAAATGGCGTCGTCGTGAACGAGCCGTTCCGCGCCGACGGTCTCAACCGCGTGCTCTACAAATGCCCGCACTGCGGCACCGAGGGCGAAACGGAGGGCCGCGGCACGGAGCTTATCTGCCGCGACTGCGGCGTGCGCTACCGCCTGACGGAGCTGGGCGCGCTGGAATGCGAAAACGCCGAGGCGAAATTCACCCATGTTCCCGACTGGTATGCGTGGGAACGCGCGTGTGTGCGCGAGGAGCTGGAGCAGGGCAGCTATCTGCTCGACGCTCCGGTGAGCATCTGCGTGATGGTCAACTTCCGGCAGATCTGCCGCGTCGGCGAGGGCCGCCTGCGCCACGATGCGAACGGCTTCCGCCTCACGGGCTGCGGCGGAAAATTGGACTTCACGCAGAAGCCCGAGACCAGCTACAGTCTCTACGCTGACTACTTCTGGTATGAGCTGGGCGACATGATCTGCATCGGCGACCGCGACGTGCTCTACTACTGCTTCCCGCAGGGGAATGGCGATGTGGTCGCCAAGACGCGGCTCGCCGCCGAGGAGCTCTACAAGCTCAAACGCGCCGAAAGGGCCGCGAAAAACGGCTGATGCAACCGTCCGTTGCGCAAATCCCGAGAGCTTTTCTTGCCTGCCACCGCAGAATGCGCTACGATGGGGACAGAAAACAGAAAGGAGAGCGGAGGTCAGCTT